GAATAATACTCTTTCTTCAGATTACGAAAACCTTGTATATTCATGGGAAATCCAGGACTAGTACTTGAAGTTAGCGATTTTAGTTCATCTAAAAAGTTACTACCATCCAAAATATCTCTAGTATTTAAAAGCCTAGTTTCATGCCCTATAGATAAATTCAATAACATTTCAGTATAATCGGTAGCAGCTTTATTTAAAATAAATTCATCCACTTCCTTATTAGGATTGTTACAATATTTCTTCAAAGCATTTTTGAAAGGATCTACAAGTTCTCCATCAACTAAAGTTGGTTTTAACATGGAATGACCCACATTAACTGGCCCAAACATACCATGTAAGGGAGAATGTACAATAGCGGATATGAGAACAGCATTGGGAGATCTTGCAGGTTTACCAATAGTTTCAAATTTCCCTTCACCAAATACAATATTAGATTCAGCTACTGGAAATTCTTCAATTTCAAAGTCTTCAGAAAACATTTTTAGATCTTCTTCTATATCCTCTACACAAATGGCAGCGGCATAAGATTTTCTAGCAGACTTGGATTTTGCTTCCAAACCAGCAACATGCATTCCAAAGAATTTCTTATTAGGATTCTTATTATCTAACAATATAAGCATAGCACCACAGTCACCACCATTGGTAAAACCATGGTAAGAATAACCTGTGCGTACAGTATATTTAATATTAGTATCATAAACGACTTGCGTATTCTCAACAGCATCAGCAAAACCACCAAAAACTACATCAGTTTCTGTGGCAGGCGTACGCATAACCATAGGTATAGCTCTAGCATATCTATCATAATCTTTTCTGGATCCAAAATTAGCGAGCCTATTAGCTCCAGAAGGAAAAGTCCTAGGTAATTGAACTAGTACCATATCATTTTCTTGAAGAACACCAATACGATGTCCTCTGATAATGTCACCAACAGTAAAAACGTAAGCACTAGGAACGTCATGTTCCAAACCTTTAACGAACTTTACTTTACAATCCTGTCGAGCAGGATTTTCAGCAACAGCATCTAAAAACTTCCTAATAAAATGATATGGCATCTTCATGATTTTACCCTTGACATTAAAAACTCCACCCAATAAGGTAAAATCATTAGAGCCTAAAGATCTCTCAAAATATGCTTTGAACCAACTCTTCTTTAATATAGAAGTAGCTAATTCATATCCTGACTTATCTACATCAGTAATAGCTTGAGGTCTAACCATAGCTAAAGCATCTTTCATACTTACAACATAACTACCTTTTACAGGCTTTGGTACATGCATTTTATCCGAAGATAAAGACTCAGGGATAGTAGTAACAGAAAAGCCTAATAATTTTAAAATAGACTTACAGAAAGCATAAGTAGCACTACCTGCTAGTGCAGCAGTTACTAAAGAAACACCAATAAACACAAAAGGAGAATAAACTGCAAATTGTTTAAAAGCAGCCATAAAACCATGTTTATCATACGTATACAGCAATTCACCACATACGTAAGCCTTTAACAAATCATATTGCTTTTTAATATTATTGATAATACCAGACCTAGGAGGTGTCATGGGCATATAAGACATTATATTCTCATAATTCCAACGAATATCTTTCTTTAAAACGGCAAGTGGTTTGCGTCTATAAGACTTAGCATATTTATCTCCAAAAAATTTGTTACAAATTAATAATAAATGTAACTCACTAAATATTGTAATACCTGGTAAGTAACTATGCACAAATTTGAAAAACTCTTCTGTTTTCTCTTTGTTGCTATCATATAACAATTGAGCTACAGATAGTTCATTTTCAGTATAATAACTGTAAACATTGTTTAAAAACAAATCTACATCTACTTCTGGTGCAAAACATCCAGAGCTCTGAGGTACAGTTTCCATATATATATCATCATCATCACTGTCCGAAGAATCTAGATAATCTTGTAATTCTCTATACATATCATCAGATTGATTCTGTTTATAAACTTCTCTATACTTATCTCGAGTACTCTTAAATTCAGCATCTTGAGTAACTTGCCACAATTCTCTCTGATTATGGAGAATCATGATATGATCAATAAAATCATCAAAAGTAATGGGAGATCCACATGGAACTCCATCAGCATTTGATGGCACAAAAATTTGTATTTCAGGATTTAAACTAGAATAATTGTCTCCATCCAAAGAAGCTATAGGCAACTTGGTGGGATCTAATTTTCTAACATAATAGTCACATCCAACTGTTTCAGGAGTACAATATTCATCTGCTATAGAAACAATAAATCTAGCAGGGAAACGTCTATTAAGAGCATCAGCAGATACTATAGAAGTAGGCTGAAACTTTTTAACATTAGTAGTACACAAAAAGAATTTAGAATCAAAATAGGTTGTACCTTTTTGTTCCAAAGAAGCCATATGCATAATGTATTCAAAAGCATTAACTGCTCTAATAGTCTTAACAAATTCATTATCAGGATTTCCAGCTACATCAGTAGCTTGACCAAAATCATCGATGATAGTCACCAGTGATCCTTGTCTATACCCATCCCAAAAACCATTTTCAGGACAATGTACATTAACTTTAGTAGAAACACTACTAACGAATTCTTTATACTCTTCATCATCTAATAACAGCCCACATAAAGCATTAACAATATGCATAACTGTAATAGATTTGCCAACACCAGCTCCTCCTTGTAAAAGGATACCTACTGGTTCTTGACGTATACCTTGCTTCTTAAAATTTAAATTTTGATAAATCTTTGATAAATCTTTCAAAAATCTCATCTCATCATTGACAAGTTTCAAGAAGCCTTCAGAATTTCGATCTCTGGGAACTTCCTTGACAATTTTAGTACCTCGCATAATGAGAGTATTAACTTTGTCGAAGTTATTGGGAGTTCTGGCAAAATTGCCAGCACTCTCCAACAAGTGTAATTCTTTGAGTTCGTCTAAAAACTCATCTACAATAGTATTAGAAGAGTCAAATAATCGCATACCAGGTAATTCAAAGAAATTGGTACGTATCATATTCACAACAAACTCAAAACACTTCACAACAGACTTCATACAATCTTCTAAACCTCTTTTAACTCTAGTTGAATCAACCAAAATATTTTTAAAGGAAGAAGAAAAATTTTTATTAACAGCAGACATACTATACAAGCCTAAGCCTGTAGATAACATGCCGGCGACATCTGCTATGTCATCAGCTCCAAATTGAGGTTTAATAACCTCTTCTTTAGAGAAATACTTAGCTACAAAACTAACTAGAGACATTAAACTACCACTCATTATATCTCTCATCTTGTCAGATAAAAGAAAACGAGCAATAATTAAATTAATCAAGAAACTTGACATTCTAGATGGTTTCATATAATCATAAGCCCAAAATAAACCAGTACCGAAACATGCAGACAGAATAGCCATATCTTTAATATCAGAAAATGTACTACAAGCTCCATTAATTTCTTTACCAGTCTTTATAATTGTCTCTTGTATTTTACCAAGGGACTCGTTGAAAGTTTCCATAGTTATAGCAGCTTCAGGTAAAAATTCTTTAATCTGAGCTACCGTATCGTGGGATTCTTCCATAAGATGGCTTAAACTTTTAGGTTGCAATCCCAGAAAGAATTCTAAAATACTACCTTGCGGTACTATATCAAAATTCTCTCCGGATTGAGGAACAATATCATCCTTAATCCTCATCAGCTGTTTTATATTGCGCTTGTGATTTTGATGTCGTCGAAACATATCGTTTCTAGTAGAATGAACCCTATAATTAGCGGTCGGATTCATTGTTATAGATTCAACTATGTTACAACAACAAGTATCATAAGGACAATCACAACCTGGACAGGAATGATAAATTGGACTTATTTCTTGTAAACTCTCAACATAAGTCTCATGTTGAGCAGTAAAAATTGGTGTTAACAATCTCATTTCGAGATGTTTACGCTTGTTAATGTCGTTCTGGAAGACGACTTCATTGTTATCGGCGGCGTTGTAATTTGTAGTCATATTTTAATTGAAATTGATTGTTTGTTTAAAAGATGACTCTCATTACTCAGAGTCGATTGAGTGCATGTATACTTCACAACATGCAAATATTCACTAGATTACAGTGAACACTGGTACCATATTACACTTATTCGTAATACAGTATATTTGGGAGATTGGTTATATTTTTCGTCTATATTCGATAAATAAATCATAATATATCGCTTAAACCACAGTAGTTAGTGGCGCCATAAATTACCTAGTTCTTTTTGAGAACATTATTGGGATTTCATTAAGGGTGAGGCGAAACAATCGCGGCCCTCTTTTGCCGAATTATTTGTGAATGATTTTATAAATTTTATGAAATGGCGTGTGCTTAAATACACACTACAAAGGAAAAGGAGGAAAAGAGAGAAAATTACTTAAATACTATTAGAGCTAGTCCTCTAGATAATAATATCTGAAATACTTTTAAGGAAAAGCAAATTTAATCTCAACATGGTACCGTCGAAGTCAGCTTCTTCGATACGCACTGGAACTAAATTCAGTTCTCCGGAGGGTATACACTATACAGTAATAAAATAATAGTGTTGCAAAGTCCATAACGGGAAGTTATAATTAAACTTTAAGAAAGAGCATATGTAACGCAAGCTGACAGCCGTCGCTTATTAAGCTTCAACAGCAGTGTATTAACATACAGTCCTTCGGACATTTAATATATAATTTGCTAAAGACAGTGGTTAAGGATTAACC